ATCACTTATGGCGAGACGAGTCCGTCTATCTCGGTGATTTACATGTGGGTGCAGGAACTTGATGGAAGCTACTCCATGTACGCTTTTGCCGAGAATGGCTATCCGATTACCGATGGCGTTCCTGAGAACTTTCTCTTCAAGCGTCGTCACCTTTATCGCAATGCTAGCGAGGCGTTTACTTTCTTCACTCGCGGTATCGGCACCAATGGTAATTATCATGGCATTCGCGGCCTTGGTTCTGACATGTTCAATGCTTTCCAGCAGTTGATGCGCTTGGAAAACAAGAAGGTGGATGTCGCACAAACCGCTGGTCCACACTGGCAGGTTGAAAGCGAAGAGGCAGTCGAGAACTTCCGCATCGTTCCGTATGGCGCTGGTTATCTTGTGACTCCTGGAGCAAACTTCGTCCAGGTTCAGCAGCCGAATATCATCCAGAACATTGAGCCAGCCGTTCAAAGTCTGCGTCAGACTTTCTACAACAATATTGCTCAATACACGAGCAGCAAAACGCTCGATACCGGCAGGGAGCTTTCCAAGTTTGAGGCGATGTCTCGAATGGAAATGGCATCTCAGCTTTCTGTGACTTCCATCAACTTGTTCATGCAGCCGTTTGACCGCCTGATGAATGAAGTTGGCCGTCGTTTCTTCCGTCCTGGATACCAACGTGGTGAACCTGGAGGTGAGGAAGTTTGGCAGTTCCGTCAAATGTGCCTTGAAGATGGCATTCCAGAAGAAGCATTGAAGAACATGGACTTGCGCTATACGCGAGCCAGTCGTTCCATTGGCTTTGGTAGTCCTTCAGCGCGTCGTTTGGCATACGAGAACCTGATGCCGATGTATCCGTATTACGATGAATACGGCAAGCAGACTCTCATCCGTAACTTCACTGGCGCTATCGCTGGCTGGCAGATGGCTGATGAGCTTACAACTCCTGCTGGAGCCAATCAGCGCCCACCTATTGATGCGGCAATTGCAGATGCTCAGAATGCAATTCTTGCTCAAGGCGCTACTCAGGCAATTATGCCAAACGAGAACAAGAGCGTGCATTTGCAGACCCACATTGCCAAGCTGACTGAGTTTTATCAGCAGTTTGACCAAGCTGGTCAGAATCCTGAGATGTATGCTCAGATTGTTCCGCCAATGTCAAACATTTTTGATCATGCTGCTCAGACTCTTGAGCAGTTCACTGGTCCAGAAGCTCCTCAATTCCGTCAGCAACTTCAACAGTTCAATGAGATCATTGTCAACGGCTCGCGACACCTACAGAAACAGCAGGCGATGGAGGCGGAGGCATCTGGTCAACCTCAAGAAGATCAAGGACCGTCTGAGATTGAAATGAAGATGGCTGAGTGGCGTGCAAAAATGGATCAACGATCCGAGGAGTTCCGTGTGAAGATGGAACAACGCCAAGCTGATGCTGCTCAAGCTCGCGCTCTGAAAGATACCGCTGCCGCTGCCGCTATTGCCTTGAAGGGCGCTTCATATCAAGCGCAACAGGCATCCATTAGAAGTTCTCTATGATACCAGCAAATACACAAAAAACGAGACTTGAAAAATTCAGAGATGGAGATGGTCCTGGGCGTCTTGCTACGCTGCTCAAAGACCCAGTGATGATTGAAGCTCTAGCGATTATTGAAGAAAAGACCGAGCCTAACGACTCGATTCTGACTGGCCTTGTGCGCGACTACAAGGCGGAAGCTCCTATGGTTATTTCTATGATCCATGCCGGACAGGCTGGCATTCGTCGCACGTTGCGATTGTTAAAAGCGTTGGCATTTAGACCTCAAGCTGACAACCAACACATGGACGCATTCACTCTTGAAGCGTACAGCCACATTGACGAAAAATATCTCGAACAGACTCATCAGTAAAATATATGGACACCGAAAACACACAGCCACCAGAATACGACGCAACAGCAGAAGCTCAAGCCATGTGGGATCGCGCCCAATCGTTCCTTCCTACAGAGAACGAAGCCAAGGTTGAGGATAAAGTTGCACCCACTGATCCAGAGCCATCCAAGGATGATGTGAAGCGTGATGAGCCTGGGGAAAATATTGAGGAAGTCACTGAAAACGATCTTCCAAAAGGATCTAAAGCTACTCCTGAAGCCATTTCCACATGGAAGGACATGAAGGCTGAGTTGAAACAGCTTCGTGAAGAACGCGACAGCTTGAAGAACACGCTTCCTGAAAAGGACAAGACTGTTCAGGAAAAGATGATCGAAATCGAAGAGATGCGGAAGAAGATTGCTGAGTTTGAAGGCAAGGATATTTCCGCATACGAGAGGCGCATTTCCGAGATGGAGTCGAAACTTGGTGAGCATGAGCAGTTCCGCTCTATCCACGATGTCCAGAACTCCACCGCCTACTATGAGTCCATCCTCGAACCTGCTGCCGCTATTGGTCAGGCAATTGAAGTCTTGGCAGGAGCAAATGACGTTGATGCAAAGACGCTTCAAGGCGTTTTGGAAATTAGTGATCCTATTGAGCAACGTAAAAAGCTGCGTGAAGTTACCGAAGGTTGGCACCCAACAGATGCCGCTGAACTCATGGAGCATGCCCGCAATACTCAGTCGCTTCTCAGAAAGTCGTCCGATATGCTTGAGAATGCTGACAGGGCTAAGCAGGAGCTTTCATTCATGGAGCAAGAGAAAGCTCGCAGAGCCAAAGAGGATGAAGACAAGCAATTTTCGTCTGCCACCGAAGCTGCAAATAAGCTACTCCAAGAGAAAATTCCTTTCCTCAAAGATAACAAAGATCTCATGGAGGCAGTCTCAAAGGCTGAGATCAGAAAAGACCCTGCTAGCATGGCTGTAGCAGCGCGTGCAAGCGTGATTCTTCCACATTTGTTGCGTCAGCTTGACGAACGGAATGCCAAGATTTCTGAGCTTGAGACTTCGCTGAAGTCGCGCATTGCAGCTTCACCTCGTCCTTCTAGCACTTCTACGCCTGTGAGCACGAATGATAACCTGCCTACTGGCTACGACGTAGATTCGATTATGGCTCGATTCCAAGCGCACCAGCGGCAAGGGTGATGCTTACGGCATAATAATCAACGAGGTATCGTCAGGTTTGACGGCATAATAATCAACGGGGCATCGTCAGGTTTAACTTCCTGACTTTGCTTGTTGAGAATATGAAAGTCTTCAACAGTTGCCCTCTTTTTGAAGTCGCGCACTTGAAGAAGCGCCTGCGTGATTCGCTGCATCATGCCAACGAATGGCTCATGCTCGTCTTCTGACTCAAATACGGGAGATTTGAAGCCTGCCACTTGGCCTGTTTCGTCGTCGCCAATAACGAGTTGCGCCTCAAAGCGGGAGTTTGATCCAACTGGCAGTTGGTCGATACGGATGTAGATGGATGGGGTTGTCATATAGGATTGAAATGGGCAACGCCGTGGGAGCAACCAACTCGCCACGGCGTCTGGCACTAGGGACACATGAAAACAAAACCTTGTGCGTGAGAAAACATCGCAGATGGATTTGGATTCGTCAAGAACCTCTTGAAAAGAGAGCGATCCTGGGTTAAAAAAGCAATGCCGCTGGAATTGGCGTTCCGAGCGGCATCTATCAACACAACTAAAAGAACTAGTCATGCAGAATGAAATTATTATCACTGATGGGGCCGATAAGGTCAAGAAGAAGCGTTGGGACACCCGCGAAGATGGTAAGGTCTTCTGGGGAATGAGAGGAGATGGCCGTGAAATATGGCTACCAGTGGAAACCGCCAAGAAGCGGCAGGCAGATTCAGATCGTCGCAATGACGATTACAGAAAACGCAAGTTGGCAAAAGCTGTTAAACCGGAGAATCCTCGGAAACGTGGGGAGACGCGGGATGACGGAATGATTTTTTTCTCGTATTCCAATGTGAGAGAAGAGGTGTGGGTAAATGCCGATGATTTTCAGCGCCTATGTGATATTCAGACTCAGGCCAGGAAGAGGTATGCCAAGGATAATGTAGAGGCTGAGAGGTTGAGAACGAAGAAATGGCAGGAGGAGAATCCTGAAAAATTTAAGGCGTCTCATCGAGCCAGCAGGGAGAAACATAGGGAGAAGCGCCTTCAGATGACTCGTGATTGGAGGGAGAGGAACAAGGAGCACTTGAGAGCGTATTATGAAGCGAACAAAGATCGCATCCGGAAGAATTTAAGGGAATGGGTGAGGTCAAGATATGCTTCTGATCCAAAATATGCACTGATCAGCAAGGTGCGCCGATTAACGTTATATGCTATTTCTCGTTTTGGATTTAAGAAGAACTGCAAAACTTCTATTATTCTTGGTTGTGATTGGGAAACCCTCCAAGCTCATATTGAGTCACAATTTTATGACGGAATGACGTGGGAATCATTTCAAGAGAAGAATTATACCGGAACCTCAATGGTTGAGATTGATCATATCATTCCAATTTCTTCCGCAAAAACGGAAGAGGATGTGATAAGACTTGCTCATTTTTCCAATTTGCAACCAATGTGGTGGTGGGAAAATAGAGAGAAAAGGGATAAAATGCCCCACTCCGTATAATTTCAGTAAAATAATCTTGACTGTTGAGCTTATGGTGACATCATCGCCATGAGCTAAAAAGCGTGTATCAACGCTCCTAGGAGGCTCTCTAGGTGAAATGGTGACTGAGCGCCCTACACGGGGCAAACCCAGCAATGGGGCATTCCAGGCTCAAGAATGGAAGCAGAACAAGTGTCGTGGCATTCCGCTACGATCTATTTCGTTCAAACAAGCAACCCGTTCCAACACCCGCCTAATAGGCAAAACAACTAAACTCACTTAAGATTATGGCATGTACAGATATTAATCAATTCTTGGAGTCGGAATCAAACCGGATCGTCGACGATCCGAGCGAGAAGCAATTCATCAGCAATCCTTGGCAGAACGACTCTATCGTTCCGCGTTCCCGCTGGCCCAATGGTATGGGCGATACCCCAAACTTCCTGACATTTGAGCGTGCGATGCCGTTCGGTTCCGATGTCACGTTCACCACCTACGGCTTCAATGACGGCGGTAGCGGTGACGAAGGCGGTTCTTGCCAGCCTCCTGTGTCCACAATCTACCCTTCGCAGACTCGCCGCTCGATGGAACTCAAGATTGCGGCTGTCGAAAGCCCTCCCTTCTGTATCGAAGATGCTCGCATGAGCTACAACATCGTTCAGCAGGCTGCTGCCTTCATCCGTAACCTTCGTGGATACTCCCGCTACCTGTGGGAAAATCAACGCCGCGACCAGTTCACGTCCATCTGCTCCAACAAGTACGTCGCTGACGCTGGCCTTACGGTCAACTCTGCTTCGTTCGCCACTGGAACGATTGGCACCCTGAAGCGCGAGATGCTTGATTACATCCGCTACAGCCTCATCCGCAATGGAGCAGACATTCAGAACGGCCTTTCCGTCAACAAGATGGGTCAGCCTCTTCTGCCACTCGTCCTCTCCGATGAAGCTCAGCAGACGCTCGCTACCGATGGCGTGACCATCCAGAACATCCGCTGGGACTCCGAAAAGGTCCGTGCGCTCAACAATGCCCCTGGTTCCTTTGACAGCCTTAACGGCTTCAAGATGACCATCGACATCGCTGCTGCTCGCTGGAATCTTGTCGGTGGTGCTTGGGTGCGCGTTCCCTTCATGCTCCCTGCTACCAACAAGGGTGATCCTGCGAACGTCAATCCAGCCTACTTCACGGCTCAATACGAAGATGCGATCATCGCTACCAAGCAGGTTGTGAAGTTTGCGATTCCTGATTCTCAGCTTGCCGCTGGGGAAATGAAATTCGCTCCTCAGGACTACCTTGGCCGATTCAACTGGATCAACAAGTATGACCGCACTTGCAACGTGGACGAAAACATTGGCTTCTTCCGTGGCAAGTTCGCCTACGGTGCTCAGCCAGTGATTCCTGAATACGGTGCAATCCTCCGCTTCCGTCGCTGCCCAACCAACTGGGTTGTGAACACCGCCTGCTCTTAATCGAGTAGAACCACTTGAGGCGGGGTTAGTCTAAAAAACTAGCCCCGCCTTTCTTGCATACACACCAAAACTCTGCTAATAGCTAATTGCTTATGAAACTCTCTTTTACCTCACCTGAAGGCTGGCAAATGCCAGAAGACGCAACACCTGGACAGCCTTTTCAAGCTGTTGGAACATTCCTCGCCGATGAAGACGGCAATCTCACTCTGACTGCCATTGATGGAACTGAAATTCCAATGATGGAAGAAGACGAGATGGAGATGGAAGATGAAGGAGTTGAAGTCGAAGTGACGATGCCCGAAGAAGAAATGTCTGAAGAAGAAGACATGATGGATCGCGCTAAGAAAATGGGCGTCTTCAAATAAACATCTCATCTTATGAGGCCAGCATTTTCTGATGAAGTAAACGCAATGGTTGTCTTCGTTGCCGGAGACACATGGAATGGATTTCCGTCCATCACCGTGTCCAATCGCATTGCGCCTGGAGATCTGGCCTCAGTTAAGATGGCATTCAAGCTCAATCCAAAGAGCGTAATGCCAACGCTGGAACTTACTAGCGGCAATGCAGACATCACCATTAGTGATCCGGTGAATTGGGTATTCACCATCAATCCAGGTCGATATGAATTGCCAATTGGGCAATATGTCTGGCAGATTGAAACGACTGACGACAGCGCCCCTGCTTATGTCGAAACATTGATGGAAGGCATCGGAGAAGTGCTCTCCAACTACACGACCACAACCTGATGAGCCAGACAAACATTTCAGTCAATTCCACACTTGGTCCAACGATTGAGGTTCTAAGTGACGGAGGCATTGTAATCAATGTTGCAAATCCGGTCAGTGGAACTGGAGATGTGACTAGCTCAAGCTCTTCGGTAGATAACCAGATTGTCCGTTTTGATGGGACAAGTGGCAAAATTATCCAGAACTCTGGAATCACGATTGCTGATGGCGCTACAGGAACGCTTTCTGGCACGAATACAGGTAACGTAACAATTGGCACAGCAAATGGATTGTCCATTGCTGGTCAGGCATTGAGCCTTGCAACATCCTCCGCATCAACCACGGGCGCATTGACATCCACTGATTGGAGCACGTTCAACAGCAAGCAGCCTACTGGCAACTACATCACGGCACTCACTGGAGATGTCACCGCATCCGGCCCTGGTTCTGCTGCTGCTACACTTACATCCACGGCTGTAACTCCAGGGGCATATACACTAGCAAACATCACAGTGGACAGCAAAGGGCGCATCACATCTGCTGCCAATGGCTCTGCTGGATCAGGAACCGTTACCAGCGTTGGCATCACTGGAACAGATGGCATCCAGGTTGATTCAGGATCGCCTGTGACGACATCTGGAGACATTCAGCTTGGTGTTGATGCCGCCACAATGAAGACCACGCTAAATCTAGCTGGCACAAATACGGGAGATCAAAACCTTTTCGGCACGTTTGCTGTTGCGGGTCAAAGCAATGTAGTGGCAGATTCTACTAGTGATACACTTACGCTTGTCGCTGGTAGCAATATTACCATCACGACGAATTCAACGACGGATTCAATCACGATTAACTCGACGGCCAGTGGCTCAGGTGATGTCGTTGGTCCAGCTTCGGCAACTGATAATGCGATTGCTAGATACGACCAGACTACTGGAAAGTTGATTCAAGATTCTGGCATAACTATTGCAGATGGCGAAATTGGCACCCTTAGCGGGACCAACACAGGAGATGTGACTTTAGCTGGTTCTTTGGATTATCTATCCATTTCAGGACAGGAAATTACGTTGGATTCTATTGACTTAGCAGCAGATGTTACTGGCAATCTCCCATTGTCTAACATAGCAACACTTAACCCTGGAACTTTGCTTGGAGCAGACTCGACAGGAAACCCAAATAACCCAGTAATAGAAATCAGTATTGGTGGCGGATTAACTTTGTCTGGTGGAGTTCTATATGCTCCATCGCCATCTCCATCTGGAGATGTCTTCGGTCCATCATCGGCAACAAACAATGCGATTGTCCGTTTCGATTCAACCACGGGTAAACTTATTCAGGATTCAGGTATTACTATTGCGGACGGTGAATCAGGCACATTGAGTGGAACAAATTCTGGCGACCAAACTATTGCGCTAACCGGCGACGTGACTGGAAGCGGGACAGGCACTTTCGCAACGACCATTGCAAACGATGCAGTGACCTTTGCTAAAATGCAGCACATCAGCACGGCGCATTTAATCGGCAGACATGCGTCTGGCAGTGGTAGCATTCAGCAAATCGGCATTGACGGTGGCTTAGAACTGAATGGCGCGAATCTTCGGCGCGAAGCATTGACTGGTGATGTGACAGCGTTGGCAGGCAACAACGCAACCACGCTCGCTACGGTCAACGCCAACGTCGGCAGCTTTGGTAGCGCCACGGCGGCACCAGCGGTGACGGTCAATGCCAAGGGGCTTGTCACGGCTGTATCAACGAACACGATCACCCCTGCTGTTGGCAGCATCACTGGCCTCGGCACCGGAGTTGCGACCGCTTTGGCGGTCAACGTGGGGAGCGCAGGAGCGCCAGTAGTCAATGGCGGAGCACTCGGCACACCATCTAGCGGCACGCTCACGAATTGCACTGGGTTACCCGTTGCTGGAATCACGCCCTCCACATCCGCTGCGCTGGGCGTCGGAAGTCTGGATATTGGTCACGCCTCTGACACGACCCTGGCCCGTAGCTCGGCTGGCAATTTGACCATCGAAGGCAATCTCATTTATCGAGCAGGTGGGAGCTTTGTAGGCATGCCATTTGAGTATTCAGCGGCGGTTTCAGACGAAACTACCGCACTTACCGCAGGCACCGCCAAGCTAACATTCCGAATGCCATGCGCGATGACAGTTACGTCTGTTCGCGCTAGTGTTGGCACCGCGCCCACGGGATCAACGTTGATCGTGGACATCAACGAAAACGGAACCTCCATCCTGAGCACCAAGCTCTCCATCGACGCCACAGAAAAAACCAGCACCACAGCAGCCGTTCCAGCAGTAATCGCAGACTCAGCATTGGCGGACGATTCAGAGATCACTATCGACATCGACCAGATCGGCAGCACCATCGCTGGCGCTGGGTTGAAGGTAACCATTATCGGAACTCGCGCATGAACCTCGTAAATTCATATCAATTTGCGTCGGGCGGAGCCGATCCAACCTTTGTAGGTGTGTCTGCTGTCTCGAATGACGCCAACGTCGCTGTTCCAAGTGGCACAGCCAATGGCGATCTATTACTATCCTTTATCACCAACGGAAACCCAGGTTTAATTACAACGCCATCGGGTTGGACGCGCATTGGGTCAATCTACACATGGTCAATATTAGGATATGGGACGGCAGCATTTTATCGTGTAGCATCGTCTGAACCTGCCAATTATTCTTTCGGAAGTGGAACTCGCATTGGTTACATGGTCGCATATCGAAACGCCTCGACAATCAATGCAAATGGCAGTTACCAGCAAAGGTCTGGAACCAGCATGACATTTACCGGAATATCATCAACTTCTGGATCACTATTATTATCTTTTATTCATGATCGAGATCAGACCATCTCATTAACACAACCAACCGGAATGACATCTCGCTTAAACAGCTCTGGAACGTACTTCCGCTGTGGACTTGCGGAGTTATTGTCGGCAGATAACTCTAATAGAACATGGACCGTATCTGCTAGTGCATTCGATGCAGTTGGAATACTTATTGCGATCAAATAACCTCCATGAAACGACTCTACAACACCGTCACAAATAGCTTCCTTTCATCATATCCTCGCGAAGATGATGCTGAAATCGTTGGACTTGATCCAACCCTGAAAGTCTATCAAGTCATTGAGGTCCAGCAGCCAGAAATAGCAACGAATCAATACCTCACGCGCACCGAGGTAGCGGACCACGAGGCCAAGACGCTCACGCTCGGTTGGCAGGTCAATGAGACTCCGCCACAGCCGGTGGTCGTCAGCTTCCGCGCCCTCGCCTTCGCTCTCCTTGAAGCCGGACTCTACGAGCAAGTCAAAACTGCTGCCCTAGCAACTCCTGAAGGAGAAATCTGGTGGAACACGGCGCAAAGCACCACTGTCCATCGCGATCATCCTTTCGTCATTGCACTTGGCGCTGCTATCGGTCAGACACCTGAGCAGTTGGATGCTATTTTCGAATCAGCATTGGCTTCTCAGTGAGAATTGAATTTTGATTGATTTGTGAACTAAACACTACAATTTATCCACAATGCCTGGACAATTACAAACACTGTCGGTTCCGCCTCCTGTTAGCGTTCCAACGCTGCTGAATGCTATTCGTGTTGGATTGGTAAACCTTAATAACCCAGGAACGATCACTTATGATCCACTGGCTGTTCCGCCGCCTCCAGTGAGTGTGCAGACGCTTTACTACGCCATCTACAATGCAGCAGGAGGGGAAATTCAATCCTAATTATGGCTGGCGTCCCACAGACATTGCAGATACCGCCACCTGTGAGCATTCAGACGATGCTTTACAATACCTATTTGCAGATTATTGGCGGTGGAAATGCACCATTTGTGGGTCCGCTTGATACGCTGGTGGCGCAGGGGGCAAGCGTGGCTCGTGCATATTCTTGCCGAAGGCTGCTATCAAGTTACACGGGGTCAGCAAGCGTTTTGCGCGGCAACGGAACTGGCAGTCCTGAAGCAACGATCAACTACCTTTCAAACGGTGCACTTGATCTGGCGGCAGCGGCGACGATTGCAACACAGGGCGGTGGCACGGGGGCTTTTTGGAAGACCTGGAACGATCAAGGTGGCAGCGCCTTAAACGCAACACAGACAACAGCGGCGAGGCAACCACCGTTTACAGCGGTCATCCGCACCAAGGGCGCACTTGGCGGATTGGCGAGCACAGATACGTACCTCAACTTCACTTTGTCGCCTGCTATTCCTCGACCATTTTTTGTGTTTCTAATTCTGACAGCAGGATCAACAACCAACCATTACGTCTTCGGCACCACCTCAACAACCAACCGCTTTCTAAGATTTAATAGTTCTTTGAATGCTAGGTTTAATTGGGGAACCAACCTTGATACGGCTCCCTTTGATATGCTATCTACTTCAAGCGTTGGAGTGCTCAGCAACGGGGCGAATAGCGTAATTTATAACAATGGCACCGCAACGGCGGCGGTAGGGAATGCCGGAACAACCACATCCATGACAAGCTGGCGCATTGGCAGTGCTGGCACCTCGGCAAGCTCTTGGTTCACGGATGCCGCCAATACAATTTCAGAGATGATTGTATTTAACGGCGATCCAACAGGTCTTGCTGGATGGAGCGCCTTTGAATCCGCAGCACGCGCTTACTACGCATGATCATTTACATTCCATCTTCTGCCGCCGAAAAGTTGAGCCGAGAGCTTTGGGCGCTGTCGCGTCCTGCCACAGTTAGTCAGCCGGGTGACACCGAGTTCATGTTTGGTTGGGTCGATGACATAAATGGTCAGCGGTGGATTGAGATTCATGACGACTTCTCAATAATTATTCATCTCGACGCCGTGCTTGGCGGCATCGCTCAGATCCTGCAACCATTGATCGACGCTGGTGATTTGCCCAGTGACACGAACGCGCAACTAGCCGCGTTCATTGATTCCAAGCGCGGTCAGCATGTTGTCGTTTACGACGCTTTCCCGCAGTTCTTCAAAAACATGGGTAAAACCTACGAGCAAATGATTGCTGCCGGATTACTTGCGGAACAAAACTAATTAACAAATCATGAGCCACGACGAATCTCTCGCCATTGATGAACTTCGCAAAACCATCCGATGGCTCATTGGAGGCGTCATTGGACTTTTGAGTGGTGCCGCTGGCGTAGGCGGATGGGTAGCAACGCAAGAAGGTCGAATTTCAAGTCTTGCCGAGGCAGACAAAATCTCCAGCACAGACCGCTCTGAAATGCGAGGAGAACTGAGGGCACACTCATCCATCATCAATGCGATCCAAAAGGACTCAGCCGTTCAGTCACGCGATCTGCAATACATTCGAGAAGCAGTGACGGAGATTAAGGAGTCCATGAAAAAACCTTAACTTATGTGGCCTTTCACCTCCAAGCCAAAGCTACCTCGCCGCCAACTTAGAGGAGATACTGTGCAAGCCATGCTTGTCTTGACTCTAAAAGGCAAGACGCAACCGAATTTTCGCCTATTCATGCAGAAAGGCATTATGGCCTGTCCGCCAAAAACAATGCTGCGTAAAGCCGCAGATCAAGCATATAAACCTTGGCAAGAAAACCTGTGGGAGTGCGAAGATCAAGCCCGTGCAGTAGTGCATCACGCGCAACTACTCGCCGCCAAGGAAGGTTGTTCTTGGGCTGTTGGAACGCTGCGTGCAAATGCACCTGAAGGCTCAAGCCACGATCTCCATGTGTTCGTGTGGGCTATCCTTGATTTGCCAGAAGGTCTGCAATTTACCTTGTTCGACCCAACTGCCGACGACTGGGCAGATGTGCCAGACCTATCTGGCGTTGATTACGCACTAACATGAATATGCAACCAAACATGAAACCACGCATTGCCCTATTCAATGGCGATGGAGTGGTGTCTTGGCTTATCAAAAAGCAGACGCGCTCAAAGTATTCACATGCGGCGATGCTTATTCCAGGAACCACAAACCGCATCATTGAATCGCGAGAGTTCAAAGGGGTTCGGCTTCACACTCTGGACGAATCAGATAACCGACTGATCGACTGGTTTGCCATTCCAAGCATGAGCGATGAGGATTACAATCATGCCATTAGCCTATTCTTGGGCCAGCTTGGCATGCCATACGACTACTGGAGCGTGGCTCGATTCGTCACCAAAAAGCCAGCGCGAGAGAATGGCAAATGGTTCTGCTCCGAGGCAGTTCACAAGATGCTAGCGGATGCCGGAACTCGTCTCCTTCTTCGCATTCCTTCAGCAGAAGTTTCTCCTGCCCACTTGGGCATTTCACCACTACTTGTTCAAGTTGCCGCACCATGAAATACCTCTTACTTATCCTTGTCGTCTCAACACTGTCTTCCTGCTCGATTACAGACTCATCCAACGTAAAGCGCATCGCTGTGGCTGGAGGAGTCGGTTATCTCACTGGAGGTCAAGCTGGCGCTATTTCCGCTGCCGCTGCTGAGTTTGGCAGAACCAGCGCAAAATCTCCTCGCAATATTCAACCATGAGTTTATATTTAACCGCTAATGAGTTTATAGGATTCAGTTTTGCAGTGGTATCCATATCAGTCTGGGCGCTAATAGTTTCAGTAAAACCATAAAATATACCAAATGAAAAAACCAACAAAGCCAGCAAAAACAATCAAGAAAGCCGTCAAAACACAGGGCAAAGACACACTGTCCTTCCTTGGAATCCCATTTGGGAAGATCCCAAAAGGAATGAAGAAGTAAACCATCAACACCTATCCTCGCGATATGAAAAACTGGTCCACTGCTGTTCATGAAACCCAGGAGATTCGCCACAAGAAGACTGTGGCCGACTTTGAGAGTGAGCGTAAAAAGCTGCTCAATGTCATTTCAGAAAAGGACAATCAGCTTAATATCGCACTTGGAATAGGCGGCGTGAAGCCTGTTGCTTCCAAGATTAATGCGGTCAGCGATTTTGACTCCGAAGCAACTTTTGTAGCCGTCGCATCAGATTGGCATGTCGAAGAGACGGTTGAAGGAAAAACCATCAACAACCTCAATGAGTTCAATCTTGATATTGCTGAACAGCGAATCAATCGCTTTTGGAACTCGATTATTCGCATGGCAAAAATTCAACGCCATGGTGCCAAAATTGATCGCCTTGTATTGATCTTGGGTGGCGACTTAATGACTGGATACATCCATGAGGAGCTAATAGAAAACAACGCTCTGTCTCCAACCCAAACGGTTCTGTGGCTTCAGGATCAGATCGCTAGCGGTGTTGAGTTGCTATCCAAGCACTTTGGCGAGATTGTAATTCCTTGCGCACATGGCAACCACGGTCGCTGCCATGATTCAGAAACAGAGCTTCTAACAAGAAACGGGTGGAAGAAATACAATGAAATTGAGGTTGGAGACATTGCCGCAACATACAACATGGAAACTGGTGCCGCAGAATGGCAACCACTTGATGATGTTTATGTAGATCTGTGGGATGGATATATGTTTGTTGGTAAAACTGCCACAATGGATTTTAAAGTTACTCCAGGTCATAGGATGGTTGTTGAATCGCTCAAAACTGGAAAACGCCATTTTGAGGAAATGAAAGACCTCAAGCCGGTTGCGTCTGACAGCTTTGCCTGGAGGGGATTTCCAAAGACAGCGACTGGATCTAAAGAAGATCTAAATAGTGTATCTGATGATATGCTTCGTATTTTAGCTTGGATTTGGACAGATGGTTCTATTGCAAGTCAAAAAGGAAGTACTTATTACAGAATTTATCAATCTAAAGAAGATGGAATTGAAGAAATAACCAAACTACTTAAATCTGTTGATTTATTGTACACGGAATATACTAGACATAGGCCACCACCAGTTATTAATGGAGTTCAATGCTTAACGTCAAAAGCTGAACATGTGTTTAATATTTCTTTACAACACAGCCCAGAACTTTCTTTATTACTTCCATCAAAGGGTCAATTACCAGACTGGATGTTTAATCTCTCCCAGAGACAGGTTGAGATTTTTCTTCAAACTGTATTTCAGGCTGATGGCAGCTTGTGCAAATCTGGATTTGGTCAAATTTATAAAGATAAAACATCGTTGGAAAGCCTTCAGGCATTATTGATGATGAATGGAATTTCTTCGCGTTTGAGAATTGATAATCGCGGAAATTATGTGTTGAGCGTTCGCTCTAATAATAGGCCATATCAAATCAACAAATGGTCAGACTCTATCAAGCAAGAGTATTATAACGGCGTGATTTGGTGCGGTACTGTAAAAAACGGAGCTTTAATTACACGACGTAACGGCATTCCGTTTATCAGTGGCAATACGACGCGCAAGCCACGTCATGCTACGGGTGCTGCCAACAGCTATGAGTGGATGCTTTACAAAACAATGGCGAAGCATCTTGCCGATAAGGCTTCTTGGCACGTTTCTGACGGCTATCATTTGCTTCTGGACCTCTATGGCAAAACGCTTCGCATTCATCACGGAGACGGCTTACAATACCAAGGTGGCGTTGGTGGGTTGACCATCCCAGTTGAGAAAGCTATTTCTTCGTGGAACAAAGGTGTTCCAGCAGACCTAGACATCTTTGGTCATTGGCATCAAAGCCAGCAGAATCCAAAGTGGGTGTGTAACGGGAGCTTGATTGGCTTCAATGCTTACTCCATCGCCATCAAGGCACCTTACGAGCCACCATCACAGACTGGCTTTATCTTTGACAAGCGATACGGAAGAACGGTCACGTTCCCAATCTTTGTTGATTAACAACCATACCACAAAACCAAATGAAATGGCAAAAGGCTATCGACAAGATCAACGCTGAAAAGTATTGCATTCCCCATGGCTGGGATACCAAGGAGCATATTGCCGATGAACTTCAATGCTCTCCAGAAAGAGTACATGACATGCTGAAAAGCGGTGTCTCATCTGGAGCATTTGAGTCCCAAGACTTCCCAGTTTGGGATGCTAAACGTCGCATGACAACTCGCGTTCGTTGTTACCGCCAGAAGGTTGAAACCAATGCTGATTCTTCACTTGAAGATCGAATTAAGGCTTCCCTTGCTCGCAACCCGAATAAAACAAGCTATCAAATCAAAAATAATATTCGTGGGGCCACCATAGCAATGGTTGATAGCATCCGCCAAAAACAGTGAAGGTTACTTCAATAACCGTTAAAAAGCGAAAACTTGGCCGTCACAAGGCTTTAGGTCTTGCTTACGGCAACGGTAATATTGAGATTGACGAGCGTTTATGCGGGCAGCATCATCTCCGCATTCTCATCCATGAATTCCTCCATGAGTGGGAATGGATTCTGCCAGAGGAAGTTGTTGATACACTCAGCAGCGATCTGGCTAAATTCCTTCACAAGCACAACGCCCGTATGATTGAGGAAGACAAATATCCATGATCCAAGATTTCTCTATCGCGCAGATTTCTATTCTTGCGATAACCGCCATCTGCCTGCTTGTTTGGGGCATCATTATTGTTAGCTATCCAAAAGTATGACTGAGAAGGAAATTAAAAATATACAGGAAAAAGTTGGTGTTGAGGCGGATGGATTTTGGGGTCCAAAAAGCATGGAAGCTTGCCAAAAATATCTGCGGAATCTGATGCCTTCCAGATCTACATGGCCCGCGACTGATCAAGCAAGTCTAACTAAGTTCTATGGAAATGCCGGAGATCAATCACAACTGCGAATTATTGATGTTTCCAGCATTGGAATAAAATATGACGGAAAGACAGTTAATTCTATCCGTTGCCATAATAAGTTATCAGCGAGTTTGCTTCGTATTTTAACTGCAATCTCAAAGGGTCCGCATCGCAGAATCCTGGAAAAGTATGCGGGATGTTTTAATAATCGAGCAATGCGCGGAGGTAGCCTTCCAAGCCTACATGCTCGCGGTGCTGCTGTTGATTTTGATCCAGACAATAATGGCAATCACGTTTCTTGGCCGACACGCGCAACGATGCCACTTGAGGTTATGGAGGAGTTCGCTAAAGAAGGTTGGATTGCTGCTGGCGCTTTTTGGGGCAGAGATGCGATGCACTTTCAGGCAACAAAATGACTGACTTTGAAGTCATCAAAAACCAGTTTGAGTCACGCGCTAAGTGCCGTCATGGCAACTCGCCAAAGATTAACCACGACGGCTGCACCTGGATTGAATGCAAGCCAGAAGGCTGCAAGTGCATGGCGGCAGATGGAGATGGCATTCCACTTAGCCGTTTTCTAGCCGAGTGGGTAGAGAAGTTTGGTTGATCATTCCAATCCCTCGTGCTTCCCAAGGTACTTACTTTTGTAACATGGTGTCATCTTTGCTGACATACATACGCCATTCGTTCCCTTAAAAAACTGAACTTCGTAGCTAGAGCATAACCCATGCTCCAAATTTCGCCTGATCAATGGAGCGGCAAACTCTGGTTCAAATACAGTCGCTTGCAGCATCGTCAGTGCATCCTCAATAGTCTCAACTTCATGGTTCATAATTTTGCAGATATGACATCGTAAATTGACTTATCGCAAGTCACTTCTTCAACCTCTGCCCAAAGAGCGGCCTTGGCTTTTTAAAGACTACCTTCTTTACCTCAATCTTTGGTTGAGGTATATCGTGATGAACCCTGCGAGTTGCGTTCCAAGCGTGGAATTGGCTGGATGTCATCACATCTTTGCTGCATAGACAACAACCTTGCCACAGAGATCGCCCGTTTTTATAACAAGTTTGGCAGATGTTCATAGATCATATAGTCTTGAAACTTACCAGTTCTGAACTACCCATTCAACAGATATGAAGCAGAAGCCCCAAAAATCTCGCGTCGTCCAACTAACGCGAGGACCAATCGAGACGTATGGCATCAAGTTTGATCATCAATTCGGCAATCAACTGGATGTCGAGTTGATCTTCCTTAAGTGTCCAACGGGTTCGTTATTCGGTTGGAAAGGAGATAAAAACCCACAAGGAAAGCCTGCGTGGATTCATTTCGTCAACGCGGTGAACCTCATCTGGAACTATCCAGGAAGTAGAACTCCGTTCATGTGGCATCCTTGGGCGATCAAGATGGCAAAGGCGGCATTTGAGAATAAGCGTCTGGCGATCTCATCGGGTGGTTCCGGCGGCAAGACTGGTTTATTCGCTGTTTACTGTCTTGTTTGGTGGTTGGCAAATCCATACAAGAACGTCGTTCTCGTTAACACTACGACTATTAAGGACTCGATGGGGCGTATCTGGGGCCAGATCACTCGTTACTTCAATGGCATGGCAGGAGCGCCCCCTGGAAAGCTAGTGGAGTCTTCACACTGTATCAAGTCTATGGACTTGAACACTGGCGTTGTGATGGACGAGTACGGCATCCGATTGTTTCCAGGTGAGCAAAGCAAAGCCGCTGAATCATCACGCGCCATTCGAGGTCAGAAGCATGGCCCCGGTGGTAAGCTCATTGTTGTTCTGGACGAGTGCGCTGAACTTTCGCCATCCATCATCAATACGTTTGAGGAAAACTTGACGCAGAATCCGAATGTCCAGCTTATCGCTCTAGCTAACGCCAATTCGCCATTCGATACCTTTGGACAGCTTTGTGAGCCTATTCCTGGAGGATGGGACAGCTACAACCCAGATTGGGATGAATGGAAAGGGAAAGGCGCTCACGTCATCCGCATCAATAACGAAACATCGCCAAACATCATTGAGGGCAAGGTGATCTACCCGTTCTTGATGACTCGCGAGATGTTGGAAGAGAAGAGAGAAAAACTAGGCCAGCATACAAGAGCTTACTGGCGAGGTGTCCTTGGTGCGTTCTTGCTTGATGGAGACGATGACAATATTTATTCTCCCGCTGAAATTATCAAGACACCCAAGGATTGCGTGTGGCAGGGGATTCCAACGAAGGTGTGCGGCATCGACCTTTCCTATACCAGTGGTGGTGACAAAACGGTGATGACGATTGGCTCCATTGGTATTTGCACTGATGGCAAGAAACGACTCAAGTTTGAGCGCCATATCCTTCTCAATGATGATGCCAGCAAACGCGACGTTGACCGCACTACGCAGCTTATTGACCAAATCAAAGACATCTGCAAGAAGGATGGAATCGACATCAAGGATGTGGCAATTGATGCGTCTGCCGGTGGTGGAAAGACCTTTGCTGATGCCATGTGGAGCAAGTGGGGCAACACCTTCTTGCGTGTGGACTTCGGTGGCAAGGCTTCAGATCGTCCTGTGTCTGCTGCGGATCGTGAGAAATCAAGTGTAAGGTATGCTAACAGGGTTAGCGAACTTTGGGGATGTGGCAAAGAACTGATTCGTTGCGATCAGTTACGCAACATCACAAAGGAGATGGCTGACGAAATGACGGTTCGTAAGTACAAGGATAACAAGGCGCTTGATGGAGGATCACGCATCAAGGTTGAGTCCAAAGTCGATATGAAGCGCAGAACAGGTAAGTCGCCAGACGTTTATGATAGCGCCTGCGTTCTTATTGAGCTTTGTCGTGAGAAACATGGCCTCTCAAGTATCGACAAGCCGGGAAATCACACACCCGGCAAACCAAATCCATTGCAGAAGAGATTCAAGCAGTTGGCTGGCTTGTGGGCTGCTTAGCCGAACGTCCGATGCAGCAAACTTTTTCGCCAAGGCTCAGTCGTCGCTGATCTTTTGGTTAGGCAGAGCGACGCAGGACATGATTGGGCTTCGAGTGCCAGTCCACACCCCAAACAAATACTCGAACGCAGTAGCGCGGGTGAACGCAGTGGAGGTAAACGCCCTTCCAGTGTTTACCCCACGAGATAAACGCGACATTTTCACAGAGCCATTTCTTTAGTTTCATGTGCATCTTATTAATCAAAATCCGTTCACTTTCGGCATCAGCACAACCTCTATCGCTTCTTCTCCAATAATCTGACCAAGGGTTACCTTGTACATCCTTGCCATTTTTAATGCGGCATCAACAGTCAGTTCAAAGCCGTCTTTTTCTAGCTGCGAGCACCAACTTGAGGCACGTCCCATGTGCTCATTTACTGCCTGCTGACTCAAACAGTTTACCTCTCGGAGGATGCGATAGCGTTGACCTTGCGTGGTTTTTACTTGTATTGGTTTCATATGGTCATCAATCTTATCACGTTATTTAACGCGATGCAAATTATTTCGCTTTTACGACTTCAACTTTAACGAATGGAAACATAAGGACGCTGATAGTTTTATTCTTCCCAAGTGCGAATGAGTGCGTCACCGCCTTGAATACAGACTTCTTGAGCATCATGACGCCGTGATAGCGAAAAATTGAACCGTTATGGAGGCGGTAGTAGCGGATCATCATATTTTCAGTGAAGTTTGGTTCAGTTTGCATTTATTCAGTTGGGATACATGGCTTTTTCCATTGGGCTTTTGGCAATCCTGATGGCCTTCGACCTTTGCAGGCAATCAGTTCAGCATAAAGAGCCTCGCTGATTTCTATTCCGATAAGGCGCTGCATCCAGCCCTTTGTTTGGCGTATTCTCAGTGTTGCTAGCTGGCGTGAATTAGGCGATCCACAGTTAAAAAGGGCTTCAATGGTTTTCTTGGTTAGGATCATAACAGGATTGGCTTCAGTATCACTTGGGAATTCTCTCTCAGGCACAACCCCTCCCACCTCCCCATGCACAAGGCAATGGTTAGGTATGGGAGGGCAACCCGGCAGTCTTGTTTTGATTCGCACCGCCAACTCTGATGATTACTCATTTTGAGCTAGACCCCCACGAAATCCCCCGTTTTGGCGCTACGGGGAGCACATGACGTTCTCACGGCCTGCATGTCGAGCGTTTCATTCCTCTCGGTTTGAGTAGCCTCTTTTGCTGAGTAGGCTAAAAATCAGAACATGAAAAAGCCCGAATACCGGGGTGCAGGCGGAAATTCGGGCTTTTGCTTCGGATTACCGTGGATTGCTCCAGTTGCACCCGAAGCCAGCTTTTTCAAGCTGCGATAACCATAATCTCACTTGCGCCATTCCGTCAAGCGGATATGGTAAAAAATATGGCAACGGACATTTATCTTTATCGAAAGGACCGCCGCTGGCAGAAAGCCTCCAAAGTCATTGACGTGACTCTGACCAGCAACCAAACCGCTTACGCAAGCGTCACTGGTGTTGCATCAACCAACATTGTTACGGTTACCGGAGCGACCTTGGCCGACGGTCAAATCCTCACATTGAGCCAAAAAACAGGAGGGAGTGGCATTTCGCTTGGGGTCGGCTATTACATTATCAATGCCATTGGAGCGACTGGACAACTTTCACTTACTCCAGGAGGCTCTGTTGTTGCACTTGGTACCAACATCTCAGCAGGAGCAGGCATTGTAAGCCAGCCTGAGCTTGGCGTGTGGTCTAGCGAGTATCGGGATATATTTTCCAGCAATATAAACACAGGTGGAAGTCTGCCGGTTGGGAATATGCCAGGTTCAGTTTCTTCAAGTGGATCATTTCCTGGTTTAGTAAATATAACCACGGCTAACACAGGAGATGTTATTGGTTTTACAACAACAACAGGATCATCATCTACTTTAACAATTGTTAATGAATCCGATGAAGTTGCTCACATCCCACTTCGTCAGACATTCTTGAAGAGATCATTCTGGAAATTTGATCGAGGTGCAAGCGTTGCTCCTCGATACCTTTACGCTGAATATATACAAGGCGACCAGATTTTAGATAACCCACCTGAAACTGTCTAATGGCTAGCAATTTCCAACTGTTGCCGACTCCGCACGAAGAGGAATTTATGTTCTCTGTGCGGGTGCCGCAGGACTACATCGGTCCTGAATTGGTATTTCCAGATGGCTCGACGCTGATTTCTGCTCAAAGCGCCTCACTTGTTGGTGCGCGTCCAACTTCATTTAATCAGTGTGGCTGGACGGTGGGACGTGAGATGCTTTCAAAGTTCCCAGCCTACGGTAACTATGTTTACCTGAAGTCTGATAAGCAGAGAGATCCAGATTACATTACGTTGTTTTTTGGCAGGCCAAGAACTCCGGCTCAGCGCAGGGTTCCGTTTAATTTCTACTACGACACAAGGCAATACACTTGGCCTTCTGTGCTTGAAGACTTGTTTGTCGCTAAGGCAGTCGGATTTCCGCAAGTTGTCAACAATGGCGCAAATACAGAGACGGCTGACAGACTTCTACCAAGATACAGATACCGTCCTGGCGTCTCGTATAATAGCACCATCCTGGTTGAGCAGTTCTTGTCCGATGTAGCATATTCAGCCGGTGAATTGACCCACATTCAGCCTGTTCCAACAGATGTGAATGGCAACTACATTGGTTTAAGCGTAAACTACGAGCGATGCCTGCATCCAACCTGCGTGTTTCCAAAGGTTCAGCCTGAAACACCAGTTTTTGGCGTTGGCATATATCCAGCACCACTAAATCGCAATTCTTCCTCGCAGATTTTCCCGGCTACAAATTTCCTAGATTGGGCACCCTTCATTATTGAGGATCGCCAACAGAACACTAACGGTCTTTGGTTGAGAGAACGAATCACGATCTATCCTCCATCACCTCCAGACGAAGTTATTCAATGATTAATACTGGCAACGGAGATTTTGCATCTGAGAACAGCCCATTTGCTCAACGGAATTGGGTATGGGGAATGTCTGGAATTGGCTCAAATGTAAGCCGTGACGGAACCTCAACGGTTATTGCAAATCTGCCAAGGTCAAATGTGCAGATGG